ACGGCTGTCGGCAAGTTGCCCACCGGCGACCAGGGTAGGTTCCGCACTCACGTCATGTTGCCCTTCTATGCTCCCACTGCTGCCCATACCATCGCCGCTGTGTACAACTCGACTCCCACTGCCTTGTTCGAGGTGTACCTAGACGCAGACCAGCGCTTGAACATATTCTCGGGTGTAAACATCCTACACTCGGCTGGGCTCAACTCTTTTGGATCCGGGCCCAGATTGCTGGACGGCTCTCGTCATTCTTTCGAAGTGGCGTGGATCAAGAACAGCTATCTCAAGATGTGGGTAGATGATTTTTTGACGGTTAACTTCACTGGCTTGTCTGGAGCATCGCTCAGCGCTACGCCGGCAATGGCTTGTGTAGGCATCCACCACTACGATGGTGCCGGCGGGGATCCTGGATTCACCTTCGAATATCAATTCGCCCAGCTTTCAAGCGTCGCAGCGAATGCTCTCAAGGATCCCGTGAGCGCCCCTATCATTCCACTCGTGCCGGTAGCGCACCAGAAGTTGAAGACAGCCCCCGATTACCTGATCCCCGCAATGCGGCAAGCACAGCCCGTCCTGGTCGGAGGGAAAGGACACTAATGCACATTCTGCAGACTGTAACCACCGACCTGTTGAGGGTCATCACCGGGTCGGCGGCTGACCTGGACTGTATCGTCTCGTATGCCGACTTCACACAAGCATCGCCCCCAGTACCGGACGACCCCAAGACCTCCTTCACCAACATCGCTGCTTCTGGCACGAACACCATTTTGGCGGCTCCAGGTGCAGGCAAGTCTCGCAAAATCAAGGGCGTGTCCATTGCCAATGTTCATGCCTCAGTCGCCACTACGGTACGAGTCGTCATCGAGCGCACAGGCCCAGTTATTTGGGACTGCTTCAGCACCGTCACATTGCAGCCTGGCGAATCGCTCACCTTCACCGAGGGCCTTGGCTGGTTCTACAACAAGGGATCTATCTCAGTGCCTGTCGGATCGACCAACCACTTGACAGGTGCCGACCAGACCCTCAGCACCACTGATGTTTACCTGAACAACTCCGCTCTCAAGCTCGACGGCCTCGGGCCACCGACCATCGGACGCGGCTATCACTGGGCATTTGTTCTATCCAAGACGGCTGGTACCGCTGCTCCTGTCCTTTCTGTGCGCGTGGGCACCGGGGGTGTGGTCGGAGATACCTCCAGAGTTGCCTTCACTTGGAGCATCGGCACGTCGGTAACAGACAGGGCAGAGTTCGAGATAGATGTTAGGTTCGTCGCAGTCGGAGCAGGCACATCAGCCATCCTTCGAGGCAAGGGCAACATGACTAACAACTTGGCGACCACGGGGTTTTCAGGCACCATCCCGATTGCTGCTCTTCAGCCTGCAGACTCGGGTGGGTTCGACTCGACTGCGGCCGGTCTGCTCGTCGGACTCTCTTGGAACGGCAGCACCGTCTTCGCCGGACTGATGGAGTACATGGCAGCCTGGACTGATCAGATCTAATGGCTATTGGGTTCTTTGATCCCGAGCAAGTCCCGCTAGTTCTAGTTGATGTAGAGCTAGTCCCGGAAGGGATGATTGATCCTGACTTCGTTGTCCCAGCAGCGACAGGGACAACTCGCGTCACCAACACGCTCACCATCCAGTACACGGTCAACGTCAAAGCCAGCAGCACTCGAGCCCTACAGTACATTGTAAACGCTAGGGCATCCTCGACACGAGCTCTCCAGTATAAGGTCAATGCCAGAGCATCTAGCACTCGCACTATTCAGTACGCGGTCATCGGTCGCATCAACTCGACACGTCAGCTGCTCTATACGGTCGTGGGTCGCATCAACTCGACTAGACAGCTGAAGTACGTCGTTAATCAGAAGGCTGCAAACACGCGCACAATCCAGTACTTGATGGTGGGTCGTATCAATTCGACTCGCGTCATCCAGTACGGGATCGCAGGCAAGGTCTCGGCTACTCGCGCGATCCAGTACATCGTAAATGCGAAGGCCACGACCACCAGACAACTTCGCTACGTCGTCAACGCGAAGGCGACTGCCACGAGAACGATTCAATACGTCGTTCAGGCGAAGGCCACGAGCACCAGGCAGCTGCTCTACAACGTCATCGGCAGGATCAATTCGGCGCGAACGATTCAGTACGGTGTTGCCGGCAAAGTTGCGGTATCCCGGACGCTGCAGTACATCGTCAACGCCAAGGCGACGAGTACACGCCAACTGCTCTACAAGGTAAACAGCAAGGTGACAACGACTCGGGTGCTCCAGTACACGGTCATCGGTCGCATAAACTCCACCCGCACGATTCAGTACGGAGTAGCGGGCAAAGTCTCAGCGACCCGAGTGATCCAGTACCTGGTCAACGCGCGAGCTTCCGCGACTCGTCAGTTGCGTTACGTCGTCAACAGCAAGGTCACGAACACCAGGACTCTTCAGTACACGATGATCGGGCGCATCAACTCTGCTCGGACGCTGCAGTACGGGATTGCCGGAAAGGCGACCTCGACTCGCCAGCTAATGTACAACGTGAATGCGCGCGTCTCGAACACAAGACAGCTGCGTTATCTCGTTCTTAACAAGACTTCGACCACAAGGCAGCTGCGCTACGTCATCAACACCCGTACGTCATCCACCCGCCAGTTGCGTTACAACGTCGCTGGCCGTATCAACTCGACTCGCCAGATCCGCTACAACGTGAACTCCCGGCGGTTCTCGACTCTGACCGTCATGTACAACATCGTTCTCACCGTAGACCTCCCGCCCATCACGACCGGGCATTTCGACTACAACAAGCCTGGGACGACGGACGAGGGGCACGAAGGTGAGTTTGGCCGCGACTCCGAGGGGGCAGTCCTGTGAACGTCGTCTCATTCAAAGAGTTCACCCCGACGCCTCGCTACGACAGCGTGCCTTGGCACCATGTCAAGATCGAGGAGTCGGCATCGAAGGACGGGCCGTGGACGTTGATCGACACGATCAACCTCGTCCCGCTCGACGCCGATCCTGAGAACCCAGCTGCTCGCGATTTCACGACTCACAACGCAACTCTGGAGACCGGCTGGTACAGGGTCACCTTCCAGGATGTAAGCAACAATCAGTCGCTGCCCGTCCAGCCCGTCCATCATACGACCGATGAGGCAGATCCGTTCTTGCCATCGGTCGAGGATGTGGGCGACCTTCTCCGCGCTCGGACGAAAGACACTGTAGGCAACGAGCTAGGTACGTTCAGCAACACTACGCGCCCGACCTTCCAGGATGTACGCGGGCTGATCGACCAGGCAGCGGACGACGTTGTCACCGAGACTGACACCGACATCCCGGAGAAGGCGTGGGGCTTGGCATCTTCGGTGATCGCGCTCGGAGCGGCAATGCGGATCGAGTTGTCCTACTTCCCGGAGCAGGTCGGGACTAGCAACTCGCCGTACGACCGCTACAAAGATCTGTACGACTCGCAGCTGTCGAGACTCGTTCTCGCGGTCGAGCGCGAGGCCATCGATGAGGATGAGGGCGAGTCTGACGAGTCGCCCATCGCCTTTGAGTTCCCGCCGATGCAGACCAACTGGGATACGGTGAAGTGGTGAGAATCTACATCGTCTCACACGGCTTTGAATACATCGAGCGGAGCTACAGGGCTGCCGCCGGTCGCGCGAGAATGCTGCGTCCTGCCCTCAACCTGGTCGCTGACGACATGATCCAGGACACCAAGATGCAGTTCGAGTCTGGCGGTCGTCGCGGCGGCGGCTCGTGGAAATTCCCGACGCAAGAGACGCGCAAGCGCAAGGCTCGGAGGGGGCAGGATCCTCGGACTCTGTTTGGGACGCATCGCCTGTTCGACTCGTTGACGGCGCGCGGAGATGAGGACATGATCCTCGAGATTTCCAACACTGGGATCCACTACGGATCGCGCGTGCGCTACGCCGATACTCACCAACACGGCGATGCTTCTCGCGGGATCCCGGCTCGCCCGTTCATCCAGTTCTTGGACAGCGACATCGACAGGTGGGGCGACATCATCCTGTCCTACATTACGGATCCGATGCGTCGTGGTTGATGTCTTTGGCCCCATTTTCGTCGCTGCGTTCCTTGAGCAGGCAGTCATCGACACGCTCAAGATCTGGCTGCCTCTCTACATCAAAGAGATCGAGCTACAGCTTGGCCGAACGCCAGGCGAGCTACCTCCTCCCAAGTCGTACACGACTAGGAGAAGGTTCGACAAGTTCCCGGAAGATCAACTGCCTACCATTATCGTCGTCAGCCCGGGCCTGGACGACGATCCCAACGAGGAAGGAGATGGTAACTATCGAGCACCTTGGAGAATGCATGTAGGAGCCGTCGTCAGCACGTCTGACCCGGCAGCAACGAACCTCGTGGCGAAGATCATGGGGGCGGCAATCCGAGGAGCAATGGTTCAGCACAAGAGCCTCGGAGGAGTCGCAAGTGGGCTGACCTGGTATGACGAAAGCTATGACGATCTGCCTGACGACGATGTCTCTAGAAGTCTGGGAGCGACTTCGCTATCCTTCCGGATAGAAGTGGATGACGTCGTTAATTGGCAGCGTGGGCCGGATGGGTCGTACCTCCCCGATCCGACCGCAACTACACCACCTGGTGGCATCTGGCCTACGGCCGACACAGTCACCGTCGAGCTAGAGAAGGAGGCGTTGTGAAGTTCAAGCTGGTGGGAGACCACCCTGAAGACCTCGCCGACGGTCGCGTGTTGGCCCCTGGCGAGGAAGCAGACATCAAGAAGGAGGATCTTGAGGATCCTCACAACCAGCGGCTGATCGAGGAAGGCATCCTCATCGAACTCTCAGATGAGAACCTCTACGAAGATGGCAAGAAGCCAGAGGCGCCCAAGAGCGGTCGCAAGCAGGGGAAGGAGGGCGAGTAAATGTCGGTACGACCAGGAACCGCAATTCAGCTTCGCACCACCCCGCCCGTCCGCTCTGCTCCAACGGACACAGGCGTGTGGTTCGTCGCGGGATTGACAGACAAGGGTCTGCTGATCCCGCAAGTGGTCGAGAGCATGGCCGATTTCGAGCGCATCTACGGCCTGCGACAGTCGTACAGCCTCTTGTACGACGCTCTCGACTTGTACTTCCACGAGGGCGGCAGACGGGCTATCGTCTCTCGCGTCGTGGGCCCGGCTGCGGCCACCGCGTTCAAGAACCTGTTGGACGGCGTAGCCGCAATCAGCCTCGTTGTCACGGCACTCGGGCCGGGAGCGTTCGGCAACAGCTTCAAGGTCGCCGTCCTGACCCCTCTCGTCGCCGGGTACCGCATCCAGGTACAGGACAACGCAGGAGTTCCGTTGGAGACCTCGCCTGACCTTGCTGACCAGGCGGCGGCAGTCAACTGGGCGAAGAACAGCAGCTACGTTCGGATCGCAGTCGGAGCGTCAGCCCTCAACCCGTCAGTCGTCGCAGGTGCGAACCTAGCGACAGGCAACGACGACCGGGCCAACATCGTAGATGCGCAGTGGCTGACTGCTCTGACGTTGTTCTCGAACGACCTCGGGCCAGGGCAGGTCTCGATGCCTGGCCGCACGACCGACACGGCGCATCAGCAGCTGATGGCACACGCCGATGCGAACAACCGTGTTGCGATCCTCGACCTGCCAGACACGGTAACAGCGGCGACGTTGCTGACATCGGTCTCCACGGCTCGCGGATCGCTCGGAAAGAAGGGTGCTGCGTTTGCTCCTTGGGTCATCGCTCCGGGAGTCGTCTCAGGTACCTTCCGCACGATCCCGCCAAGTGGTCTCGTCGCAGCGAGATGTACGCAGGTCGATGCGGAGTTCAACCCGAACGTCCCGGCAGCGGGCACGCTCGGGCAGGCTCAGTTCGCGACCGACTTGTCTCAGATCGCTTGGGACGGGCCGACGAGGAACAACTTGAACCTGGGCGGGGTGAACGTCATCCGCAACATGTTCGGCGCTCCTCGGATCTACGGTTGGCGCTCGATGGTCGATCCGGTCGCAGAGCCGTCCTGGATCAACTTCGGAAACTCTCGTCTGTTCATGGCGATTGCAGCCGAAGCGAACAACATCGCCGAGACATACGTGCTGAAGGAGATTGACGGTCAGGGGATCGTCATCAGCGCGTTCGGCGGTGCGCTCAAGGGGATGTTGATCCCCTACTTCAACGAGGGTGCTCTTTACGGGGACACGCCGGATGAGGCGTTCTTCGTGGATGTCGGGACGCAAGTCAACACACCGACACGAATCGCCAACAACGAACTGCGTGCTGTCATCTCTCTCCGGATGTCGCCGTTCGCTGAGCTGGTCACTCTCGAAATCGTCAAGGTCGGAACCACGGAGGCGGTGGTATAAATGGCTGGAGGCCCGACACGGCAAGACACCTACAGCGTTCACGTCCACATCACAGCCCCGGGCGGCTCGTCTCCAATCGACTTCGGGATCTGGGACAAGCTGTCCGGCGGTGAGGTGGACTCCGACGAGACCAAGTACAACCCAGGCGGGATGGCCCCGCCGGTCTCGCTCGGCGGACGCAAGAACACCGGCAACATCACGTTCTCTCGGCTCTACCGGCTGATCAGAGATCATGACCACGCCCAGGACTTCATCAACTGGGTCGGTCGTGCGCGGGTAACTCTGAGCAAGCAGCCGCTGGACGTCGAGGGCAACGTGTACGGGACGCCTATCGTGTACCATGGCGTCCTCAAGCGGGTGACCTTCCCAGAGGTTGACTCAGAGTCGAGCTCTGCTGGTCTGGTCGAGATGGAAGTGACAGTCGAGGGGTACCCGGTCGCTGCGTAGCGCCGGGTACGTCTCTACAAAAGGAGGGAGCATGGCTACACTGGAACATCACGACGGTATCGACGGCCCAGCTGTCGATGACGAGCTGGTCGAGGAGGAGAATCCGCAAAACCTCCTCGACCAGCTGCGTTCAGATCGCAAGGAGTCGATGGAGCACCTGGACACGCTTATCCCGGTGCCCGGATACGACGCCGTGCCGCTACTCATCCAGTACAAGATGATGGATGGGCACGAGCTCAACAAGATCGCGAAGAAGGCAATGAAGCAGTCTCGGGATCAGTGGACGCGGAGCCTCACGGCAGCAATCGACACGATGATCGCTGCCTGCACCGGCGTCTTTGTCGAGGTGAATGGCGAGGTTCGGCCGTTGACTCTCAACGGACAGGCGATCACCGGCTACTCGGCTCAGCTGGCTGAGGCCCTCGGGATCGAGAAGGCAGAGACTGCCCGACAGGTCGTGATCGGCACATTCCAGAACAAGGACTTGCAGATCGCCAACCACTCAGTGCGGCTTCAGCGATGGTTCGGTGATTCCACCGTCGCGGTCGATGAGGAGTTCTTGGGGGAATAGCAGGGCACGACATCATTCGTAATGCGTCAGCAATCGCTCTCTGGGGGATGGATCCGGTGAGATACCTAACAACAAAGGATGACACTCTCAGGGTAGCGATGCTGGCCATAGCCAAGCAGGCCGATAAAGACGACCGTGACTTGGGTGAGCGTCGTGCCACGCAGATCGCAAACGCCGTAGCGAAGGGGTTTGGTGGCTGATCAAGAAGCTGATATCCTCCTTGCGCTACGAGGAGAGCGGGCCGTACAGGCAGGGCTTGGTGCGACAGCCCTGTCTGTGCGCGGCCTCCGCAATGCTCTAGTCGAGTCGAACGCCGAGATGGACGTAACTCGGCATCGCTCATTCCTGATGAACCAGGCGCTGTTCACCGCGCGCCGGTTGATCTACGCGGGTACGCTCGCGACAATCGCTTTCACTACGGCCGTCGGCGTCATGGGATTCAAGTTCGACATGACGATGGAGAACAACACCGTGGCCCTGACTCAGTTCCTCGGCTCATCACAGGCAGCCCAGACGGAATTGACGAAGCTCTACGACATCGCCGCTAAGACTCCATTCGAATTCACCGATATTGTCGATGCGACGCGGCGGTTCCTCGCCTTCGGCTTCACCCTGAAGGAGACAAACCGCTTCCTCAACGTCATCGGTGACACCGTCGCCGCGTTTGGCGGTGGCCGTGAAGAGATTCAGAGGATGGTGCTTGTCTTCGGGCAGATGAAAGCAGCCGGCCGTGTTCTCGGCCAGGACTTGCTCCAGCTCAACCAGCTGGGCATCCCGGCGCTACAGATCCTCCGTGAGCAGCTAGGGCTGACTCAGGATCAGGTAGCCAACATCGGTCGCCTACACATCCCAGCGGGCATCGCTATCGAGGCCCTAATGCGGGGGCTGACTCAGCGATTCGAAGGGGCATCAGCGAAGCAGGCTCGGACACTCCAGGGCCGTATCTCGACGCTCCACGACTACGCTGCGAGGCTGTTTGGTACGCTCACTCTCCCATTGTATAACCGTCTGCGAGACTACGCGCTGCCCCAGCTCACTTCTCTCGCCAACGAGATGCAGCTGGCCGCTAAGCAGGGCGGGATCCGTGGAGCCCTTCGCGTAGTTGATGTGAGGTACGGCACCGACCTCGCCCGGACATTTGACTCTCTCGCTTTGGCGGGAAAGAGCTTCGCGATCATCGTCAGGGATGACATCATTCCACTCCTAGTGCAGCTGAACAAGATATTCCATCCACTGCGCATCATCCTGATCCTTCTTGGCGGAGGACTCGGCTTCCTTGCGCATCACTCGACGTTGACGAAGATCGCCCTGTCCATCCTCATTCTTGAGTTCATCCGCTTCCGGACGGTGATGCTTGTCTTCGGTGGGCCGGGAGGCAAGGGTGGACTGATCGGGATGATGGTCCGAGCCATCGGCATCGGCGGGGCTGCGAGCGGGTCATCTCTGCTTGGGCGTTTCCGAGCTTGGAAGAACATGCTTGTGCTACTCAAGTTGACTGCCCTCTCGTCGTGGGCGAGGATGGGGGCCAACTGGTCGATCCTGACGCGCGGGTACGTCAAGGGCGCGAAGGAAATGACCGTGATGACTCGCTTCCAGCAGACGGCTGTGCTCGGGTTGCGCAACGCTTTCATCGGTCTCAGTCTCGCGGAGCTAGGGCTGATCGGTCTGACAATTGCTCTAGTCGCGGGTCTCGTCATCCTCTACTTCAAGTGGAAGGCGTTCAGGAACATCGTCAACGAGACTGCTCGGTTCCTCTACAAGTACCCGTACATTCTGCTAGGAATCATCGGGCCGTTCGCGGTGCTGGCCATCGTGATCGTCCGGAACTTCGGCACGATCAAAAGAGCGATCATGGGAGTGGCGCACTGGCTATCGGTGCTAGTGGGGTGGGCGAAGGCAGCCGCTCGCTGGCTCAGCAAGATTCACGCACCTCACGTCGGATTGCCTCACATCGGGATACCGAACCCATTCAAGGGTCTTGCGTCTGGAGGGGTAGTCACGACCGGTGGTGCATTCATGGTCGGCGAGCGTGGGCCAGAGATGGCGATGCTGCCCGCTGGCTCGGCTGTCACTCCGGTGAACTCAACCAACTTCCCCGTTCAGCAGTTCTTCGGCGGTGTCGATGCGAGGCCGCTCAAGGTCGAAGTGTATCTCGACGGTAAGCAGATCGCCAAGAGCAACGCTCGTCACTCCGGGAATGCGAAGGCGAGGGCTTGATGGAATACAGACAGTACATTTTCGACGCTGATAACGGACTGAGGGTGATCTGCCTGCGCGGAGAGGAGCCACCGACAATCACTGACGGGTACGGAGGTTGGCAAGTCGTGGATCGTCCTCGGCGCGTCGGCTACACTCAGTGGGAGGGCGTCAACCCGATCAAGCTGAAGGTGCCCTGCCTGTTCGACGACTGGCGCGACGGTCAAAACATCGAAGCAGATGTCGGCGTCCTAGCTCGGATGGCTCAGCCAGACAAGGACGGTGAGCCGCCGGTGCTCGATGTACAGGGTGCTCTGCCTCGCCGGGACATCGACCGGTGGGTGATCGAGTCGCTGGAGTGGGGATCGAACGTCATCTGGGGGTTCGACAAGAAGGGTGTCCCAGTTCGGTTCCGACAGGATGTGATCGTCAACCTCATCCAGTTCATCGATCCTGAGTCTCTAGGGGCCAAGAAAAAGAAGACAGGTGGCGGTGGTCGTCCGAAGCCCAAGCACAAGTTCCACTACGTCAAAAAGGGCGAGACGCTCAGCGGCATTTCGGCTCGAGAATATGGCAACGCGAAGTGGTGGCGAGACATCGCTAAAGCCAACAACATCCGTGACCCGAAGAAGATCAGAGTCGGGCAGAGGTTGAGGTTGCCGTAGTGCCTGATCAGAAGACACGTCCTCAGAAGCACAGCGCGCGAGAGAAGCTACAACTCTCGAAGCTAAACCTGACCCAGCAGGAGTTGATGGGTGAGGACATTGATCTGGACGGGTTCTACCTTCAGGTCAAGGGTGCGACTGGGCTTCAGGCCGTAGACAGGATCATCGACGCGAAGGTGAGCAGGACGATGGAGGGCGCCAGCACCATTGACGTCACGGTCGAGGACTACGAGCGGCACCTGCTCAACTCTCCTCTCCTTCATAATCGCTGCGACGTGCGCATCGACGGTCTCTGGTTTCGGCTCGCGAAGCTCGGACGAAACAGCGGCAACTTGACGTTGACGTTCGAAGACAGAGAGGTCGCAGTCCTTCGAACGTACAGCAAGCCGATCAAGCAGAGCGGAGCTACCAGCCGCGCTAACGGCGTCACTCGCGCCGAGTTCATCCTGCGGCTACTTCGAGAGGTCAAAGAGTTCAAGATACCATACATCATCCCTGACCTTCATAAGGCTCAGCCTATCGAGTCCACTGCCGACACGTCCAGCAAGACGACGAAGGAGCAGCAGAGGCAGTACGGCATCTCTGACGGTGAGGACATCACCATCAAAGGTGAGCCTGCCACTCCGACACAGAAGAAGATCCTCAACACGATCCTCGACGTGGCTATGTCGCAGATGGCACCGAACGCCGTGATGATGATGGCGGTAATGGCCGCGATTCAAGAGTCCACCGTTCACAACAACGGCCCGGGCAAGCCCGGCGACTTCAACTATCGTGGTCCGAATCCTGACGCCAATCCGGTCGGAGTGTTCCAGCAGATCAAGATGTACAACTGGCCTGCCTCTCGCGACGTAGCGAAGGACGCAGCTGAGTTCATCAAGCGCGCCATCCAGCAGTACGCCGCGCACCGCTCCGATCCGTTGTACGCAAACATCGAGCGCGTCCAGCACTCGGGTAACCCACGAGCGTACGCCGCTTGGCAACCGGAGGCTCAGCGTATCGTCGCTGCCTACTTCGGGGGTGAGGCGGGCGAGACTGATCTCAAGGCCGCTCTGAAAGCTGCCGGTATTGGCGCTGAGGACAACGAGTACGAATTCTTTAGAGGCGTCCCTGAGACCAACGGGGATGGAGAGACGATCTGGAAGCCAGAGGGCAGCTGGGCCTGTATTCAGCGTCTCGCTCAGGAAGTGAACAAAAGGGCATTCATGGTCTCGGGTCACTTCTACTACATCAGCGAAACTGAACTGTTCAAGTCGAAGCCGAGGATGATCTTGAACGAGGACACGAAGGGCGTCAACTGGATGGACTTCGACTGGGACATCGGCAAGAGCTTCGCTGAGATCGACGTGACGGTGCAGATGAACAAGTGGTCTGCCCCTCCTGGGTCGGTCATCAAGGTAACGTCGATGGGCCCGCTGACAGGACGCTGGCTGGTTTCGAACATCGAGCGGTCGTTGTACGAAAAGGAGGGCACGATTACCTTGATGAAGCCGACGCCTCAGCTTCCTGAGCCAGGTGGCGGGAATGTCGACAGCAGCGGTACGGCCGGTCAGTTCAAGCTCAAGGATCAGAGCCAGCAGGATCTGTCGATGGATCCGGATGCAGTGGCCAAGCGAGCTCTCCAATACGCTCTCAAGCAACTCGGGGATCCGTACCAGTGGGGTGCGGAAGGCCCAGACAAGTTCGACTGCTCCGGCCTCGTCCAGGCAGCCTACCAGAGCGCCGGTTACTTCGGGATGCCTCGGGTCGCCCAGGCACAATACGAGCTAGGTTTGGCCCTGCTCCCGGGTGTGCCCATCATCCCGGGTGACTTGGTGTTCTTCGGTACGCGACACAACTTGCATCACGTCGGGATGGTTGTAGATCGCGACCGGATGGTAGATGCTCCCCACACAGGGGCAGTCGTCAGGATCGAGAACTACACGACATGGCCAGACTTCTACGGAGCGACTAGGCCGACGGCGGCGAAGTAGTGGGCGACGTAGAACTCAAGAAGTCAGTCCCGCAAGATCGCAGCCCGGCCGGTAACTGGTATGGCCGCATCGCGACCGACGCTGTGGATATCAACGATCCGGTCGAAGTGGTCATCCCTGCCTTCAGCGAGGATCTGCGTTGGGGCCCATGTCGATGGCAGGCACGCGGCGACAACATTCTGCCTGCGCGGGATGACGAGGCCCTGGTTACGTTCGACAACCTCAAGAATCCGTGGATCGGCGCGTGGTGGCCGAATCGAGCGGTAACAGAGGTGCCGGTGAGTGAGCTAGCACCGGGGCTGAATGGACAGTTCATCCGCACGGCTGGAGGAGTTGCGGTCTGGCAGGACATCGCTGATTTGCACATGAGTGGCAACCTCTACGGCGGTGAGACTGTCGATGATTTCGGCATCGTCGCTGGCAACGGCCCTGACTCGGTGTTTAGGCTGCTCACCTTTCTTGCGGGCAGTCTGTATGAGAGGTTGTCCATCTCTAGTGACGGAGTCGTCCACTTGGGTGGTCCGACCAACAAAGCTCAGATCCGCAATGCGGTCGATTACGTCATCAGCACCTATGATCAAGCCAGCCCAGGTTTGTCGGACTACGGAGCATCAGGAATAGATAAGCTCGCTGTATTCGACACCAGGGCAGTTGATGAAGCCCCGGGCATCAATGGTCGAGTGCGCTGTGTACGAGCGGACTTCAAGCAGAGAACATCAATCGCTGGCGCTCCGGGCACAGGGACTTACGGAATCTTGCTCACCCTGGCTCCTTGGACGCAGGATGACTCGGGCGGTGGAGTCAAGCAGCTGTGGATCGATGATTCGAATCCTCCAAAGATGTACATCCGGCGAGGATCGACAGTAGCAGGCACTTGGGGTGCGTGGACAGACATCAGCGTCCCTCCCGACGGATCTGTGACGATCCCCAAGCTCGCCTCGACGGTGACTGATGTCTTCGCCCCAATCGGGAGCATTCTCGGCTGGGGCGGGGCATCCGACCCGAGCACCACTTGGCTGCTCTGCGACGGACGTTCCTTGCTGCGAGCTAGCTATCCGACCCTTTTCACCAATATCGGTACGGTCTACGGATCGGTAGATGGTACGCACTTCAACATCCCCGACTTCAGAGGCCGTGTCGCGGTGATGGTCGATGGAGCAGCAGCTAGATTGGTCGCCAACGACACTCTTGGTGCGTCAGGTGGCGAGGAGTTGCACGCTCTCACCACTGCTGAGCTGGCCGCGCATGCTCACAACATCGACCACGCACACCAGCTGCAAATGGCAGGGAGTGCAGGTGGCAATGCCTTTGCTCAAACAAGTGGTGGTACGGTCTTTGACTCAACCAACGGTTCCCCTGTGAAGTTTACCTCGGGGCTGTCCTCTGGCAATGCTGGTAGCGGAACGGCTCACAACAACATGATGCCTTTCCTAGTCGTTAACAAGATCATCAGGGCACTCTAGGAGGAAATTTGCTAAAGCCAATCATCCCGCACTTCGATTTGCCGTTTCATCTCGTGACCTCCGAGGGCCTGACGGTGCCTGCGGTCGTGGAACAGGACGACCTCGATGATGTCGTCAACTGCGTAGAGGCAGCCATGAGGACGGACAAGGGCTCGAGATCAGACATCCCAACTTTTGGTATCAGCGACCCGACCTTCAGGATGATGCCAGTCGATACCAATCAAATCATCGCGGAGGTCACGTCGCACGAGGATCGAGCTTCGCTAGTGATGTCCGATTCTCCCGATACGATAGACTCTCTGATAGATCACCTGACCGCCGATGTCGGATTGAGAGAGGAGCATCGTGCCTGAACCGACTTACATCGCTCTGCCGATTGAAGTTGACGCTGAGGATGTCCTCGCGGCGGCGGTTGCCTATCTTCGGCTGCAGTGGCCAGACTGGGAGCCAGCTGACGGGAACCTCGACTCTTGGCTGCTCAGCGCCTTCGCTGCTGAGGCGGCAGAGTTGCGTGAGATCGCGAGTCAGATCCCCACGACCATCTTCCGCTACTACGGGGCGACGCTGGCCAACGTTCCTCCGATTGACGCTGCTCCTGCGGCTGCAGATTCGACCTGGACGATGCGAGACAACGCCGGGTACACAATCGAGACCGGCACTCAGGTCGGAGTCAGATCGGCGGGCGATGAGCTGATCCCGTTCGAAGTCGTCAACACGGTCGTGATCCCGCCAGGGAGTACCTCCACTTCGGCAGGCGGCGTCCAACTCATCGCAGTTACTCCCGGCTCGGACGGATCAGGCATCGGGACAGTCGGCGGACCAGTCGAGTTGATCGACCCGCTCGACTTCGTTACGACAATCACTCTCGTCAACCCGACGAGTGGAGGTGTCGATGCTGAGTCTGACGAGGCATACCTCACTCGGCTCGCACAAGAGCTTACGCTGCTGACGCCGAGACCGATCCTTCCCATCGACTTCGCGATCTTGGCTCGCAGCATCTCCGGGGTTCACAGAGCAGTCGCGCTTGACG